TGTCCCAATACAGTTACGTCATTTACTTTTTGTATGTCCGCAACATTACCAACAGCACTTGTAATATCGTCTTTATAAGACTTTAACTTAGTGTTTGCTTTTAATTTACTGTTTAATGTTCCTAAATCTGACATGTTAAACCTTCTTATTAGAATATAGTTCAAATATTCTTAATGCATCTGCATCATAATCACCACGTATTGGTGCATAATGTCTTCCTATAATGCCACCAAGTGCCTTCCCTTTATTCTTATCAACTACATCTGAGTTTAGAATACGGATGTTTGCATCAATGTGTGAACTATTTAGTTCAAACAATATGAATGCTAATTGAGTAGAAAAGTGCCACCATGTGTTACTGAATGCTTTGAGACGTGTGAATCTTATATCTGACCAACCCATTAATCCAAGTCCACCTGCATTCTCGAATGTAGTATCAAACTTACTGTTAATAGATTCCATTACACCTACAAGTGCGGATGATTGTTTAATTGTATATCCGTTAGATAAAAAGAACTTGACTGCTACATCTCTTCGATATAGAGTTGTCTTACCTGTAGGTTCTTCATCCCTAAGATCATTATACAATGCTGTGTCATCTTCGTCAATACCAGATACAGATTGATTATAAAAGTCTTCTTGTACTTTTGTCTTTTCTAATAATTCATCGTATGCTACTGATTTCTGTACTGGTGTAGGGAACTCTGTTCTTGGTAGAGATCCAATTACAATAGGTGTTTGTGATTCTTTGCCGTCCATGAAGAAACCAAATACCAATGCACCAGATTGTAATGATGGAGAGAATCCAATACCAGATACTCCACCTTCGGTTGTAGGTATTACACACTGTGCCCATGGCAAATCATTTTGTGCAATTGCTCTTGTGGCAGGGTTGTGTACACCATGAATACGAACACGAACACGACCTTCATATCCATATGGTGGAGATGCATCAACTACATCTGCAACAAACCAACGAGTATTATCACCATAATACTTATTCACTTACTGCACCTCCCTGTTCAAGTTTGGTTACTGTCATAGCAACGTTATGCATTGTATTTGAAAACTGGTGTCTTGTATTATAAACAATAAAATCACCAGATCTTAATGTATCTAACTGGTGATTTAAATTATCACCAACATCATCTGCAAGAACATTAATACGTATTCTATCACCTACGGATCCACCAGACTTAATGAAGCCTGGGCCTGGGACTGTTACGTCATATAAATTTTTAAATATCATATTACGGAATGCACCTGCTTGTATTTTCTTCAGAAACATTGCGTTTGTAACTTCGTCATGTATTGATTTCTTATCACCATATACACCACGTGATACAACGTTATGATATATGCATGCGTCTGTATCGTGTAGATGTGCACCTTCGATATTTACTTCTTCGAAATCTGGTGTTTTATAAAATGGATCATAAATATTTTGTTTCTGACTTTTAATAATACCTGCTTCATCTGCTTGCTTGATCAACTTCTTAATAGAGAAATGTTGTGCAGTTGTTCGTCCGTTACTAATATCAGTAATAGTATATTTTGTTCCTATGCCACCTGCTGTCAATTGAGTCAATGTGTTCTGTAATTTTGATGCTCTCATTGTTACTACTTGGAAGTATTGCTCATCTGAACCACCATCCTCTTCTTGCTTTTGTACATTAGATGGTGAATAGGTGTAGGGTAATGCTGAATTCCATGGTTCTTGTTCTAACATTTTATCCAAAGAACCCAATCTTAGATTAGTATCATGAATAGATGCATACAAATAATAAGGTGCACCAACATCCGTAGTTGCTTTACTGGTTAACCATGTTGCCGCCTCAAGTGGGTGCATGTATGGAATCACTCCACGAAAATTATTCTGTACTGTTCCTTGTGAATATGATAGGTCAACATTTTTACCACATTCATTTTGACATAGTTTAAGAATCTCTTTCTGTAGATCGTCTTTGATAGAACGTGATATGTTTTTTGTTTTGGAAACAAATGCATGTTCATCTATAAGAGAAAACAAATAAACAGATGAGTTACCTGCGTTAGATGATTTCTCAATCCTATCAATACCAGACATAATAAATGATCTATCCATTACTACTTTATCTGTTTTTGAATCTGCAAACTCAGACATCATTTGTATATGAAGTCTTTCAGTTCCAGAGAATCCTATAGAATCAAATATACCTTGATCGTCTCCAATTGCTATCTGTCCAGTAATATATGGTTTATCAAGTGATTCATATAATACAAGTTCAACAATAAGTGGACGAATATCCATAGGTAAGTCTGGTAAACGCTCACTCGTTATCTCTGCTTTCTCATATTTAAACTGGGATTGTCTTTTCATTATGCTTTACGTCTCATTGCCTCTGCGAAATCAGATACAACACCGTCAATTAGATTTGGATCTATAACTCTGATTTGACGCAACTCTTCATTCTTTGCTCTTAGATATTCAAGATGAGAAATTGCTGTAGCACTGTAAGTGTTCTGTGACAAAGGATCGATGTCTACCCAATTACCATCTGCATCTTCGTAATGATGTACACCTTTTAATTGAGATGACTCTGCATGAACAATCAATGATGTTGTTCCGCCAGCAGGGTTTGGATAAACTAAATCTTCTCCTACCCTAAATGTTCCGTCTGTTGTGTTCTTTGTTTCAATAAGATATGACAATTTATAAACTGCTCCAGGCGTAAACCCTATAGCACTTAGTGTTGCTTTCCTTCCAAATGGATCTATTTCTATATTGATGTTTGTAAGTGTTTCACCATCACGAGTCAATGTCCATTGTAATGGTTTTACAAAAGTTTCTGCTTCTGCTGTATCTGTTCTTTCCAAAACAAGAACACCATTACTATTAGGTTGAACTACTTGTTCATTTACTTCACTCTCTACACTTACTGATTGAGTATCAATAATAAATGTACCAAGTGATAGATCTCTGGAAATAATTTTACCGACAGTACCAGATACGTTACCTGTTACTATTTTACCTACTTCAAAGTTATCTGGTGCTGTACCTACAATTTTAGTACGCATAATAGGTGTATTAGTTTCATCGTAGTAATCAACAACGTCTTGATGTCGTAGTTGACATGTCACCATTCTATGAGGATACCTTAATTCTGCCGCCTTGTCAACTTCTTTTAGAGTCAAGGGCCATCCTCTTTCTCTTATGTGGTCATTTGCGAGAAAGAATGTCCAATAATGATCAGTTGTACTGTACAATTTAAATGATGTTTGATCTGGTCTTTCATTCACAGGTATGGTATAATCATCTACCATCATAACTTGATCTTTTATTTGATCAACCAAATCAGTATATTGAGTTAGATTAGTTGTAACCGCAAAGGAAGTCTCATTTCCAAAACGATAAATTGTTGGACTAAAATTCTTAAAATACGACATTTAGAAACCCTCCTGTACTTTTGGTTTTGTAAGAGCACGAGTTTCTTTAAACCTTAATGTCATGTCTATTTCCATAAAGTTTCCGTCTCCATGGAATGCCATTTGACTTGCGTTGTATACTGTGTCAACACCCTGTAAGAAACATGGTTGCATGTTGGCAAGGCCTGGAACCTTCTTCCCATCATAATGGAATTTGATATCAAACTTATTCGGGAACCTATAACCAAGTGCAATTTCTTTATCGTTACCTACTGGTGCTGTAATCTCTTCTGGGTATAGTTCAGATCTTAGATGCTTAATGATTGCATTTACTTGTGCCTGTTCTGCTTTAGATCTTGCAATCATCTTAAAGGTAAATGCGAACTCACGGATATTTGGTTGTTCAAATAATACACGTTCGTTTGGATTTAAAGTAACACCACCAGAAAGTTTTGCTACCATACCTGCTTCGGCGGCAAGTGAAGGTATCTTTTTAGTAAGACCAATTGCACCAAGTTTAGCAAGATCTCCACCATTCGGTGTGTCTGGTGCTTTAAAGTTCTCGATAAATGAATTAATTCCAGATGTCATAGATTTAGCAATACCAATACCAGTTTCCATGGTTGCACCAAATGCACCTAACTGTACATTATTATATGCTACGTTATCGTTAAATGTTAACCCAAGTGGTAGATACATTGTTACAGACTTACCCATAACTGTCTTCTTAGGTTTTACTGCGTCTGATATACCTAACATCCTATCAATTTTTTGGAATTGTTTCTTCACCTCTTCAGTAATAGACTCTCCACCCTCTATTCTTTCTGCAACAGCATCGTCAATTGCTTTTTTATCGTCCTGTTGTTTATTTGCGGTATCTGTTATAGTGGGAGTTGTACCAGTAGATACTTCTTCTAATACTGTAAAAGTTACCGTTGCTTTGTAAGTATCCTGCTCAAGAGGATATCTCATATCATTAGGATCTGGTACTAATGCAGAAGGATCATCAACACGAGGGGTATCACCCAGTTCACGACCTGCATCATCAATGATGCCATTAATCGCATTGCCTAATTTACGAGCGGCACGATCTGCTTCTTTGTCTAATTTCTCTTGAAAATCGTCTTTTAAAAATCCCATCTAAGTTATTCCATAAATAGTTTGTAAATGTTATGGTTCTATTTATATGAAAACTTACAAAGGAAAGTACAAAATTAAAAATCCAGACAAATATCTGGGGGATCCATCGAACGTTATCTATCGTTCGGGATGGGAACTCTCCGTTATGAACTGGGCAGATGCCAACCCCAATGTGGTTAAATGGGGTAGTGAAGAGTGTGTTATACCTTATATATGTGAAACAGATAAGAAAGTTCATAGGTATTTCATGGATTTTGTTATTAAGTATAAGGACGGTAGAACTGTATTAGTTGAAGTAAAACCACACAAAGAAACATTACCACCCAAAACAGGAAAGGGTATATCACGTAGACGTATATTAAATGAAGGATTAACCTTTATTAAGAATGTGAGTAAATGGAAAGAAGCAAAGAAGTTTGCAATGGATAGGGGGTGGCATTTTGAAATCTGGACTGAGAACGAATTACGTGCTATGGGTTTATTACCTAAACCTATGGGAAAGAAACCATTCAAACCCCTAAAAAAGTTAAAACCATACAAACGAAAAAAATAGTTGTTAAAGTGTATAAATAAGGGTATGGATTTTAGAGAGACGGTATATGTCTGATATTTTTAATAGATTAGAACGAAATGCTTTCCGTGCAGGGATTACTCCTCGTACGAAAGAATCACGTGAGTGGTTTATGAAGAAGGCAATGAACATGCGTTCTATTAATCGTGAAGCATTGATGAAGGAAGATCCTATTAAGTCAAGGTCTAAACAGATCATTGGTGGCATGTATATGTTTACCTACGATCCAAAACATAAAGACACCCTGCCTTACTATGATGTCTTCCCTCTTGTTATTGTAATTAAACCTGCAAAAGGTGGATTCCTTGGGTTGAACTTACATTACCTACCACCTAAGTTACGTATGCAATTCTTTGCAAACCTAATGGATATACAAGGTAGCAATGTAACCGATGATACAAAGTTTAAATTGACATATAGAATGCTTCAGAAATCCTCTAACTTGAGATACTTCAAACCATGTGTGAAGCATTATCTGAACTCTCAAGTCACAAGTAAGTTTGCGGAAGTACCTGCACCAGAATGGGAGATTGCTATCTTCCTACCGACTGCACAATTCCGTAAGGCAAATAGTTACAAAGTACATTACGACAGTAGGCAGTTAATCTAATGAGTGCAGGATTTTCAACAGAGACATTAAAGGCACAGATATCACAATCTGGTGGTATGGCACAACCACACCAGTTTGTCGTGACCTTACCGCAATTAAAAACATTTAAGGTAGACGCAAGGGAACTATCGATTCTCTGTAGTGCAACTGTATTACCAGGCCGACAGATCACTTCGGCAGATTATACTCTGGGTACAAAAGTACGTAAGATTGCTAATGGTTATGCTATAACAGACATGAATTTAAATTTCATAGTTATGAATGACCATAAAGTAAGACAATACTTTGAAGCATGGCAACAAGAAGCACATGATCAAGTAAACGGTGAAGTTGGATACTATGATGATTATACATATCCAGTCACTGTAGAACATACAGCAAAGGGAGCAAGACTTGCTCTATTTAAAAAACAATTAGGGTTTGCAGATAAGATACCTTCATTCATTAAGAATAGGTTACCGAAACTCGGCCCAATAGACTTAGCACAAGGTGAGATTGACTTGGGTGCTTCGTTTCAACAAAAGACTACATATGTGTGTAGACTCCTCGACTGCTATCCAACTACGATCACTGATCAATCGTTGGGTAATGCACAAGAGGGTTTAATGGAAATTTCAGTTCAATTATCATTCTCAGATTGGGAATCCAAAAAGGGTAACCATACTGGTAAGAGTGAATCACTTGGACGTGGAATACTTGCAAGTGGTTTAGCAAAACTACTTGGTAAGTTTAGTTAGTAAATTATTTTATATTATAGGAGAATATAATGGCATTACCGAAGTTAAATACGGCACCAATCTTTGAAGAAAAGGTACCGTCAACAGGTGAAAGGATATCATACCGTCCTTATCTTGTAAAAGAAGAAAAGGTATTAATGATGGCATTTGAGTCACAAGATCAAAAGCAAGTTACACGAGCAATCGGTAACACTTTAAATTCTTGTATTCAAAGTGATATTGACGTTTTTAATTTGACAACATTTGATGTTGAGTATCTGTTTACGAAGGTACGTGCAAAAGCAGTTGGTGAAAGATCTACTGTTATCATGAACTGTTCTGAATGTAAGACAGGAAACGAAGTTGATGTAATGATTGATGAGTTGCAACTTGATGTTAAAACAGATGAGAACGGCAGAGAGAAAGTTGAGATCACAGATGATATTGCAGTAGAACTTGCATATCCTGCGTTCGGAGATATTCTTGATGTAGAAACAAAAGGAGATACAATTGAAGATGGGATCGGAATGGTTGCATCATCAATTCAAGCAATCCTTACAGAAGATGAAAGGTTTGATAGAGCAGATCTAAAACCAGAAGAGGTTCTGGATTTTATTATGGAACTACCAACAGATAAGTTTAACTTACTGGGTAACTTCCTACGTACTATCCCTAAACTCCGAAAGGACATTGCTTTTGATTGTACTAAGTGTCAACATCACAATGAGTACACTCTCGAAGGGATGAAAGATTTTTTAGTGTAAACCTTTCTCATGATAATTTGGTCAATCATTATAAGACCAATTTTTCGTTGATGCAACATCATAACTATAATTTGAGTGATATAGAAATGATGATACCTTGGGAAAGGGAAATTTATGTAAGCATGTTAGTAGATTATGTTAAGGAAGAGAACGAACGATTAAAGAAAATTAACAGGACATAACCGTAATGGCAGAAGGCAATCAAGCAGAATATTTCGCACAGGTAATCGAAAGGTTACGCCGTGAGGGTGAACTCACTCGAAATAATGGCACGAACTCGATCAAGACTGTAAAGCAGTTGATGAAAGAGATTGATCTTAATCAAGCAGAGCAATCTGAAGGTCAACACGATGCATCTATTGCTATGCAAAAAGAAATAAAGCAGACCTTTGCAGGTATTTCTGAGTCTGCTCCAGAAACACCAGAAGGTATGACTGGTAATCTGGAGATTCACTTTGTAGAAATTACCACCGAACTGAGAAATCTTAATAAAGGATTCAGAGAGTTTGCAGATGTCTTTATTGCCACAGATGAAAAAGAAAAGAAACGTGGACTACTTGATCGTGTGGAGAACATGCGTGATGGTAAACTTAATGCAAAGAACCAATTAAAAGTACTTGAACAAATTTCAAAGAACACCAAAGGTGGTGGGGGTGGTATAGGTGGAGCACTCGCTGGTTTCGGTGTCGCTGGTAAAGGTGTTGGAGAAGGATTCAAAAACATTGCAACTGGTATCGGTGAACTATTTGGTAATACCTTTGAGAGTATTGGTAAAGGTCTTATGTTTGCAGGTGTTGGTATTGGTGCCGTAGTACTTTCTATTGTTGCTGTTATGAGATCATTCGATGAAATGGCAGAAGGTCTCCAGAAACTAAATGAACTTGAGTTAGATCCAGAGGTCTTTAACTCTATAGGTAATGCAATTGGTACGTTAGTAAAAGAACTCGGTATGGGTAATGCTATCGGTTTGAAAATACTATCGGGTGTTGCATTTGATGACCTTGGAGCAGGACTTGAAAAACTAAACAATCTAAAATTTAATCCCGAAGGTATTAATAATCTGGGTGCTACTCTTAATGCTCTTGGAGAAAATACTGGTATATTCTCATCTAAGGGTATACAGATGCTTGGTGATGTTAACTTCACTGCAATCGCAGATGGTATTCAGAAGTTAAATGACATGGCAGGGAATGTAAGTCCCGAAGAATTTAGATTAGTCGGTGAAGCAATCAATGAATTACTATCTCCATTATCAGCAGGTGATCTTGGTGAGGCAAAAGTTATTTCAATGGTTGCAGATTCTGTAACTCCAGAGTTTGCTGAGTCTATTCGTTTACTTGGAGCACTTGGTGTAGATGATACATTTGAAGATCAAATGGCACATCTTGGTAAAGGTCTTGACAATCTAATCAAACCATTCGGACTATTAGATGCAGACAACTTATTAGTTGTTTCTTCACTTTCAAAAGGTTTACCGTCTCTTGCAGAAGGTGTATCTGGATTCACTGGATTCAATGCAGAAGAGTTTAAGAAAAATGCTACCGTTGTAGGTGAAGGTCTACAAGGATTATTAGACGGTACAGATGACCTGTTTGGTGCAGGTGGTCTACAAATGATTGATGACAACATCCGTCCACTGGCAAATGCAGTATCTGGATTCACAGGTATTGTTGATGATGCCATGGCAACATCATTCAGAAAATCATCTAAGATAGTTGGTGATGGTTTACAGGATCTACTTGATGGCACAGACGATCTATTCGGTGCTGTTGGTTTACAAGCAATTGATGATAACATTCTACCACTTGCAATAGGTGTTAAGAAGTTTACTGATATTGTTGATGATCCTATGGCAGAATCCTTTAGGAAGTCTTCCAAAATAATCGGGGATGGATTCCAAGATTTACTGGATGGTACAGATGATCTATTTGGAACAACTGGACTACAAGCAATCGATGATAATCTGTTACCGTTTGCTGAAGGTGTGTCTGCTGTTAATATGGCAGGTGCTAATTTAGATCTTGAGAACTTTAAAGCAATCAGTAAAGCAATCGATGAAGTCAAGTTATTAAACAAACAATTACAAGATCTCGACTTCGAACCAATGGAAGAGTTAGACCTTCCACTACGAAAACTACACGAGTTTACTTCAGATGTTCAGACTCTTATGAAGGGTATCGGTGAAGGTGGTGAACATGAGTTCATGGGACTTGGTGTAATGGGTATAGGTGATTCTTTAGACTTTGGTGAAGGTCTACTAAAAGCAGATCTTAAAGTAGATGGTATTCTAACAAAGGTACAAGAGATTCAAGATGCTATACGAGGTGTTGTACAAATTGCTGATCCACAAGTAGGCATTCCTGCCACTCCAGATAAACAAACTCAAGGACAAGAACTTGAATCAACTAACCGTGAAGTAAAAGAACAACAAGTATCTTCAGCAGTGAATCAGAATGTTAACGTTCAAACTGTTGGTGATACAAACGTTAATAATCAAACCGCACTTGTTAATAATCAAAATCATAACACTCAAGACACGAATGATCGTTCGTGGTTTGGTGGTATGTTTGGATAAGTACTTAGTCACATACAGAACCCTACTTATACTATGGTGCAGTCTCGGACTGAACGTAGGGTTTCTTATCGCACTTATGTTCCTATAAAGATGCCCAAAGACCACTTAGGCATCTAATCAGAAACAAAAAAAAAGGGAGACCGAAGTCTCCCTAAAAATGGTAGGTTGCCCTACTCTACTTTTTTATTAGTCTGCTTGTGCCATCTGAGCAAAGTATGACAATGTGTCATCTTCATCCGCAGATTCAGCACTTGCTTCTGGTGCAGAAACAATCTCTGGTTC